GTGGCTCTCAATCGTATAAAGACTCTGTCATTATGCTCCAGCCTGCTCTCACTGCTGGTTCTGTCTCTCCTGCGTGGCGAAATTGTTTCTCTGACTCAACAATTACTGGTGATGCTTCTCGGGCAAAATTAGGTAGATGTAACTTTAAATGTCAATTCACATGTGGTGATGAATCTGACCCCGTAACATATAATATCTTTCATGTTCGCCTAACCAAAAAAAATGCTAAGTTTATGACTGAAACATTTGGTAACGACCTCTCTACTATTGCTAGTCCTGCTCAGTTTGTTCGTGGAACCTCCGCCATTGCGACGGGTTCCGCAGATTCTGGAGGCTTCATTTACTTAAATCCAGATTATTTTGATATTAAAAAATATTGGCGTTTTACTCTAACTGCCAAGGTTGTCGGGGGTCCCCCTGTCACACCTATTGATTCAACTGCTCCCCTTTGCTCATTCAAGAATATTGATTATTCCTTCCCTCTTGGATATACTTTAGGCAAATCTCTCGGCAATTGGACAACTGTATCGGCGGATGTTGATACTCCTTCTGAGCTGAAGAATTATATTCTTATATTTACTAACAATAATCAGCTTGACACTCAGTCTAACACTTATTCGTTTATTGCTCAAACGATGGCTACTGGTTTAACCTAATGGGTGCGTCAGCACAGGGCCGTGGCACACGGACCAACCCCCATTCGTTTTCCGCCTAATTATTATAAAGCTTAAAAAAATGCTAAAGCATGTTTTTAAGGATTCGGGTGGGCGCTCACACTTTATTGAGCGCCCACATCTAATCAGTAAAACATGCGGGTATGTTTTAAGGAAAATCTGGGAAGCGCCTTCACATTTCCTATCAAAACCCCGCATGTTCGTTTAACGCAGTGGCGTCAACCAGTTCTAGGTCATCCCCTATTCTCTTGATTAATCTAATCTTCCATCTGTCTGCACTCATCGCTTCTTCATCGGGCGGGACGTTCGCAAAAATTAGCACATGAGGACTATTCATTATTATTGTATCACATTCATATTTTGTGCTTGCGAAACACCCGTTCTTAATCTCTTCCACTCCCGTATAATTTAGGTATTTGTTGTATGTCCTTGGGATATCAAACACAATCAGCGTAGGGAACAATCCGTGTTTTTCTCTATATTTGACGATTAGGTATTTCATATCGCTCGCTTTCCCGCTACATATTAATGCTTTATGTTTGTGACATAAGTATTTTGTAAACGCGCTTTTCCCTACATTTCCTTCTTCCTCATATAACCACATAATAGTCCTATCGTCTGGCTCCTCTCTGATGATATCGTGAATTTCTTTCTGCCACTTGTAGAACTTATCTTCACTAAGAATCTTGATTCTGGGAGGGACTCCTGCTTCTATGTAGTCTTCCTCCTTTCTACAGTATTTGATACTTGCATCTATATTATTGGTTTTCTCCCAATGTATTTCGGTTGGGAAGAGCTTCTTAGGTCTTACTTTCTTCGTGAAACGTATGTATCCTTGTATATGGGGTGTGCCTTCTTCTCCGATTTCCCGTCCATAGACGTAACCTGAAATCTTGGAACTATTGGCACTCAATATTTCTTCCCAGTCACTGGGGTAATTATTCCATGTCAAACACCAGTGCTTTGCTGGGCTAATCTGCTTTTTGGATTGAGGGGTTCTAGTATTACCAACCTCCTCAATCCCCTTGGAACTATCGGAACTATCCATTATAACATTACTAAATATTTTAATTTATTTGTTTCAATTTTTTTTCTAAAGTATATATACTATGCCATACAGAGCATACACCCGAACTACGGCTGGAAAGAAGTTTTTCAACCGTCGTAAAAATGCTATTAAGCTTCAACGTTGGATTCGCTCTAAGCGTGGTAACCGTGCACAAGCGGGCCAGCTTATTAAAACTAATAGACGAATTAACTCTATTAACCAACGTCTTCGCCAAGAAAAGACTCACCAAGGACTCTATCTTACTGGTGGCTCTCAATCGTATAAAGACTCTGTCATTATGCTCC